GAATAATTCCTAAACAAACATTTTTGATTCAAACACCAATGTGATGTACACACACGTTGGTGAATAGTCCTCTTCTACCGCCACCATTTCTAAAGGGCGCTTACTGGATGCAGGTTGCCAGCCTGATAAAAGTTTTAAAACTTTAATCGTCAGCAAACCCACTCGATCTAACACCGCAGATCCATCACTGAGTTGTGATGCTGCATGACGTTCGCAAATCGTGACTTCCCACTGTTGAGTGAGCATGTTTACTGACGATCGCACAGCTTCATCAGATTTGCGAATGCGGCGGTAATAGATTTGGGCGTTTGGCGTAACCTGAGATAGTTCCGTAATTTTTGCAGAGTTGGCTGGTGTGTAGATCTTTTTAAAATCTGCAATTTCAGTTAGCTTTTCAGCTATCTCACCACGTACAGCAAAGAAGTTATCTTCATTACTCATCTGTCAAATGCTCCACAATTAAATCCAATACTTCCCGCTCATCTGTTTCAGTCAATCCCAAGAATGGACGACGAGGCATGTTCACTTTGTACGCTTTCCCTTGAGTTTCCTGCATGAAGTTAGATCGAGCCTTACGCACAAATTTATTACCCACCAAGCCTGTGCGCAGATCCTGCCGAAAGTAAGTGCGACGCATACGTGCTTCATACTTAATTTCGCCACCAAAGTGATGAATAGCCGCGTACTCAACGTCCGTTCCAATCTCCACACTATTCGGTAGTGCGTTATAGGTCATGGAGTTCATAGCTCTGGAAGTATCACGCATGGTGGTACCACCTTTACGCAAAACTCGGCCAGACAAACGCCATTTACCCTCAAGCCCCTCACCATTTATCCATCTAGAGCGAATATTCGATACAACCGATTGACCTATCGCATTAAAGAGCTTCAGCTTCCCTTGATCAAAACTAGATAAGCGCTCCAGAGCTTGCATTACTGCTGATTCACCATCAGCCTCAATCGTAATTGCTACGCCTGACATATCAGCCTCACTTGATGCTAGGCATCATATTTAAGACAGCATCACCAAAAACACCGCCACGATATGTAGTACCGATTGGCATTGTGGCTGGCGTTCTTGCGGGCTTCTCTTCTGTGACTTCATTTTGAGGGTTTAGGATATTCAATGTTGCTTTACCATCAGCAACCCGTTTCAAGAAGTCAATTTCCGCCTTATAGCGGTTTTCAACCTCCTCAATTGGCTGCTGAAAATAAAGCCGGTAGCGCGCAATGTTGCACGCAATCCGTTTCAACGTACTGGGCGTATTTGGCAAAGGCAGGACATATCGAACAGCGATATAGCTGTCAATTTCCTCGGATGCATCCTGTAGGGCTTCTTCAATTGAATTACCTACAGTTTGCATTGATTCCAATTGTTGAAGCTCACCTTCACCAAAACGCGCCTCTAAGTCATTTCGAGTCGCGTACATAGATCACCTTACTTATCAGCCGTAGATTTCTTGGCTTCTGCAGTCGCTTTTTTTAGAGCAGCTTCTGATGTGGCTAGTGATTTTTCCAAGCCTTCAACTTTCTTTTGAAGCTCCGCCACTTCTGCATCGGCTTTATCTTTACCCTCAATAAGGATTGCCTCATTTGCTTTCAGCTCCGCCACTTCTGCAGCAAGGCTTGCAAGCTGAGCAGCAGTACCATCGGCCTTAGGTTGTTCTGGAGCTTTTTCTTCTTCAATTGCTCCAGATGCTAAAAGGGCCTGAAGTTGTTTGTCTTCAAGCCCTTTAACTTCTTGCCCTGGTCGGAAGTGACCGAGGGACTGTTTTGCAATGTACTTTGGCATGCTTTATTCCTTATACAAACCCACGACCACCAACAAGACCGTTCTTGTTGTTAGGGATTGCGAGTGGTGATGATTCAGCTAATAGCTCAATGCTAGACGGGTTCTTTTTCTGATCTTGGGTTAAGAAGAATTCCAAGGCTTGACCAAATGCCTCTAGGTTTTGAATAGCACAGTGCGCAATCCACCCATTAGCATCATTAATCAAACCAAAGAAGTCTTCTGGAATGAAGCGACCTGCTGCACCATCCATGTTGTGTTTTACGTCATATGTCCAAATTTCAATATTGTCCACCACACCACGGAACTGCGGCTTATCTTTATGATCGAAAGTCGGTGTTAATGGGACGCTAATACCTGCATATGGAGCTACGAATTTAGCCACAAACGCTGCATCTTGTTTCATTGCATTGAATACTTTTGAGCTCGTTAAAACCATGTTTGGCGATGAGCCACCATGCTCAATCGAAAGATCAATCATCGCCTGCCAATCATCCAGCACTTTTGCACCCAATTGCCCCCATTTGATTAATGGAGAGAAATTACAAGCAGGGTTACGACGGTAGTCCACTTCGTATTTCGGGAAATCCGCAGAAGCAAACGTAGTCTTACCATATAACAAGACATCACGTGCGATTAGAAGTTTTCGGTTATCAATAGACTGACGCAGATATAGAGCCTTTTGCGCTTGGTCAATCAAAAGAAGATCAGCATCGCTTAGGCGGTTTGAACCAGTTGCAATAACACCATGTTTACGCAATTGGGTAACTAATGCAGCATTTTGAACATCTGCAGGCGTTACTGTCATCATAGGCTTTAAGTAAGCTGGTTTTACAAATTGCACTTGACCTGATTCTTCAACTTTAATCGGTCGAGCACCAGCATTCGGGGTTACAAATGGAGCAAGCGGAGTGGCTGTATTCAATTCACCAACAGGCACCACATTTTTGTTGTATGACACACGCTGCGGAAAAAAGCGATCGATTAACCAGGTATCTACCTTCTGTGTGGTATCTGTTAGTAACACCAACTGCGGTACATCTAGGAGCTCTACAGGTGCTTCCTGAAAAGTAAAAATTTGACCCATGTCTTAATTCCCCACTACTTTACGTAGTTCAATTTTGTTGTTTAAACCTTGTGCACGAACAGCATCAATCTGACCTGCAGCTAGCTTCACACCATTTACAGTAACCACACCCACATCAAAAGGACCTTGTACATAGATCGGCATTTCTAGGTCATTCGCTGCATGGTAGGTTGCTTGCTCAGCTGTGAAATCAGTGACAGCGATAGCATTCCAATCACCAACTACGCCACCCGTCACTACTGGATGACCAGCCACGTTAGCTGCGTCGACGTTAAGCAAATCTCCTCGCTTATAAGCTGTATTGGTGGTGACCTTTGCATTTTCAGTGCGTACACCATTTCCAACGACCAATTGTTCTGATGTGATCGTTTGAGTAATTGTTCCCATTATTTTTGCTCCTGAGAGGCTGCGAATTTACTGAAAGCATGATCTAGTGCTGAACCTTGATTACCGCCTTGCCCTTGCCCACCCTGACCACCTGTAGCTTGGTGAGTAAACAAATGTTGAAAGTGTGATGGAATATGTTGCTGCTGCTGACCAGCTGGTGGCTGGCTACCTGCTGAGAATTGACGAAGTTGTTTAGCTGAGAATGCAAATGCAGAGTCATCTAATGCCTTCATCTCGGTAATATCTTCCGCGCTAAACTCTTTGCCCAGATCTTTACCTAAAGCGGTAATTTCTGCTTCACGCTTTGCTGCAGCAAACTGCTTGTTTTGGGCTTCAAGCTCAGAGTTTTTAGTCTCTAGCTCTTGGATACGGGCTTGCGCCTTTTCTAATTCGGTCACGTCTGTGTCCTCTGTAGGTTGATTTGATGTACTAGGTTTTGCTGAGAATGCATTTACCGACGTTGTTCGATCCGCACCTGTCGAGCAGATCGTAAATTCACGGATACGGTTATTTCGGAATACTGCGACTGGTCCAGTGAATGTCTGTCCATTTACAACCACATTCACCCCTTGACCCACTTCTTCAACAGAACCAGGATCAATGAACATAGACATTTGAAACGGATAACCATCATCTGCGTCATCTACTACTTCACGTGCTTTCGCATTGCGTAGAAAGTCGCCAGTCACTGTGATGTTTTGATTGATACCAACTTCTTTCACCACACCGACACGGCTGGTACTGAAATGCTCTTCTAGTAAAGGTGTTGGCGTTGGAATCTCAATTCCTTCAAGATCGAAAACAACACCATTTCGACCCCAAAACCAATGACCATCAACACGACCACCACCATAAGCTGTGCCTTTAAAGGTTCGCTTTTTATCCCCTTCAACCTGAGGAACAATGTCCACGGCGGATAGTGAGAATAGGTACTTGCCTTGTTCTTCATTAAGTTCAGGCATTTTTCATGCTCCATAAAAAAACCACCTTAAAAGGTGGTCTTGAATGATTGTGATTACTTAAATACTTTGAATTAACAGATTGAGTTTTTCAGAAGCTGTATCTTTTACATCAGAGCATCCATTGATATTCAATACAGCGGCCAATGTGTCAATGATTTGTAGTGTATCTTCTAATGGATAGTTGAATTTTAGACCGGCACCTTTAGATTCCTTATTACCTAACGCTCGACTTCCATTTGATACATCTGAACTTTGACTTAAAGCATTTGAGCCAAAGTCTTGACCTAATGCATGACAACCACGCTCATCTACTTTTAATGCACTCGTTAAAAGCATTCGAAGTTTTGCCCGATCTTCTTTAGATTCCGCGACAATTGAATCGATGTTCATTCCAGTTAATGACATGCCATTTTTATATAAGACACTCATTCCATTTTTTAAAATAAGCTTCATCTAATTCACCAATGCTTTAAGTGTGTAAATCATCTTGCCATTCAGCGCTTCAATCGAAACCACTTCAAACGACAAACCCATTGGCATCAATACGCCATGACCAGCATTCAATTCGTTTAGATCAATGCCTAGACCTTTCGCATTCTCAATCTGCAGCACCACATCGGAAGTCCCCC